TGGAACTTTACTGATGATACCGGCACAACTGTTGGTCAGCAAATTCGTGCTTATTCAACAAATGTTGCCGGAGGCGAGAATTTTAAAGCCTTTAATATTGCTGTTTATGATTCTTCCGATGTTACCGATACGAATTGGCAGGGAGTTAAAGCTGGAGATTTCAGGACTTATAAGAAAATAGGTACTGGTCTTTCCGCATCTCCTTATTCTACAGGAACGGAACTTTGGGGAACTCAAAGTGTTGTGGATATTTCAGGCACGGCAAGTGTTAGAAATATGTTTGGCGCTGCTGGAATAGCTAATGTAGACGCAGGCAATTCTGTCACAGGTCATACTCTTAACCCTGCGGTTGTGAGTGGAGGATTTTTTACTGGCTTTGTTGATAGTTTGGCTACTTTAACAAATGTTCTTGATGTGCCATTAATCGGACAAGTAGATGCAGAAGCCGGTAATGCTCGAGCAAAAGCTGACGCAGCGGTTGGGGCAATGCTTGTTGGTGATACTGGCGATCCGTCTACGACTGCGGTTGCCGCATTCAGAGTTTTTGATGCAAACAGCGTAGATAATTTCGATTATGCTTTTGATGCTTTCTATGATGAAACCGGGTTTGCAGCAAACAATGTTTTTAATATTGCGGAAATTAGACTTAGTAATGAGGAAACTATCGATAATAAAGATGATGGTAAAATAAGAGTAGTGGCTGATAGCCTTGCATTAGCCATGTCGGCGTATTCCATTTCTGATGATTCTCTTCTTGTATTAAGCCTTCCCTCTGGTGTGCCGACAATCGCTGGTTTTGCTCCCGATGCTACCACCTCTACAATAAAATGGAATGACGGCGATATTATCGATATAGATGGGGCAACGGTTGATTTTGGAGTTGACCCGACAGTTGCTACTGTTACCGCATGGATTGATTCGACTAATATTACCGCCAATGGTATCGCTGGTTCTGATTTTGTTAATCCTTTAAGGATACCGCACCCAACTTTTGTTACTGGATTGATTACTCAACATGACGGTTCAGTACCAACATGGGGACATTCACCTACAGGCTTGGCTGTTGAAGGAACAAGTGAATTTGATGGTGCAGTTTATTTTGATGCTGATACTCGCTTTGCCGGTCTTTTAGATATATATAGTAATATAAGACTTAATGATACTTATTATCTTTCTTTTGGTACTACTTATGATACAAGAATGAAATGGGAAACTACCGAAGCAAATGATGCTTGGAAGATAGGCCAGATAAATGGCTCCTCTAATAACTATATATTTACAACAGTTAGACATTTAGAGGACAATACTGCTCTTCCTGTAAGTCCCCATCCTACTATAGCAATGGCGGATAGTTCAGGAGCGGTTGGAAATAAAATAACAGCCTTATTTTATCAATTCAAGTTAAATTCAACTCTGCCTGATACAACTGGATGGATAGGTGGAGAAGCCTTTACCTTTACTGGTGATTCTTTATATGTTTATAAAGCTGATCATACAATAGTTTCTATACCATAAGGAAAATGAAAATGAAAAAGTTCATATTAATTATTCTAATTGTTTTATTCGCATTTACTGCGTATTCTCAACCAAAATTATTTCAGAATATTGATACTACCATAAATGATATTATTTTGGTCAAGAAAATTATTCAAAGGTATCAGAATGGTATGGCAATAATTGAGAAAGATAATGATTCTTTCAAGATATTTTCAAAACAATATGATACGGAAACAGGGATTGAAGTCGATCCTGAAATTTACATATTAACCATTGAAGATTTAGAAAGAATAAAAACAAATCTTTTGAATTATATTACTATACTTGATCAGGTAATAACAAAACTCAAGACAGTAGAATAAATAAAAATGAATGAAAAGCAAATAAAAGAACTCGAAGATGCGCATAAACTTTGTGTCTTAATGAGAGAAGATTTAAAAGCCAAAGTTTTAGTTGGTGCATATTTTATTGATCTTATTGAGGATATAAAAAAACATATAGAAAACACTATGAGTGAAGAAGGAGGATAAATTGCAAGATATTAGAATTACGCCTACAGCGGCCGTTATCGGGGTTATCGGATTAGTTGTTGTCGTAACGGGGATAATAGTTTCGTGTTTTCTATGGCAATCTTATGATTATCTCGCACTAAAAGAGCGGGAAAACAGGATGCAGATGCTTTTCAATCAGACCGTTCCCGGAATGCATATTTTACCAGTGCTTGCAAACGAGTTGTCAAAGGAAGGTTTCAGGTTTGCGCCGCCGCCTCAACAAAGACCAAACCTTACTCCTGCACCAGAAGATACATCTAAAAATAAAGGAGAAAAAAGTAAATAAAATATTTTACCTAATTCTTATGAAATTAACTATTTACATAATATTAGTTTTATAAAGTAAACCATTTACTAAAGGAGGTACGATATGTTAAACGTACAGAAAAACGGAAACAAAAATGACGGTCATCCTTCCGGTGCCCAGGGTAAGAAAGCTAACGGACAGCTTGAAGGAATGAGCAAAGATGTAGCTGGTGGCGCTCTCAATTACAAAAGCAAAGCCGGTTCAGAAAAAAAGGTGGGTAAATAAATATGGGTGCCCCTCCGCTTGACAAAAAAATAATACGTCGTCTGAAACAAATCGATAAACATTTTAACATAAAGTGGGATCACCGGAGAAACCGGTGGTTAATAATATATCATGCTGAGGGGCGCCGACCTACTATACTCATGGCAGTACGTGATGAGAATGGTAAAAGTATACCTATTGATGGACGTACTTTTGATAAATTACGTAAATTGAAATGGTATAATAACAGACTCTTTTATTATATGAAAGAAATGGAAGAAGCTGACCGTAAAGTAAAAGAATCGAAAGAGAAAAGCGATCAGGATTATTATCGTCAGGTAGGATTGGCTATGCGGAGACCTATCCAGATGCTTGCCCGTCAAATGGGCGTACTATCAGGAAAATCAAAAATACCTTATTCACCGGGATTCAGATAATGTATGTACTCATTGAGAATGCCACGCTGAAACTGAGAGGCGTTGCTGATAATCCAAAGGATATTATCCTTCATGATGACATGGTAGTAATGCCCAAACAGATAATTACCGATCTTAACAAACATAATTCAATGGTAAGAAAATATGAAGGCATATTACCGAAAACATGGAAAAATTACGATTACTATTATGAAATAAAGAGCAATAAATTCAAAAGAGTTATGCCGGCAGGCAATACGCTCGTATTTATTGAGGAATAAAATATGATCCACACCGTGCAAAGAATGATAGAAGTAATGCGCATACAGTCGAATCAAGACCCTGAAGATTCATTTCTTGATTCTGATATTGAAATGATGTATTTAGATAATGCTCAAGATATGATAGCTGATGTCATACTTGATGAACGTCCCAGTATACTTGCCACATATTTTGACCTGACACTTACCGGCGCTTCACGTTATTTCATACCTGATAGCATACCTTATAATTATGAAAAAATATTAATGATAGAAGATTATACTTCTTCTGATTCACCGAGAACAACCGGATTTTCTGATTGGTTCGACAGAATGCAGTATGCTGAAAGTTTACATAAAACGCCACGTATAGTATGGAGCGTTATCGACCAGTATCTTGAATTTCCTAAACAGGAAAATAATAAAACAGTTAGAGTATGGTATACACGCAGACCGGTCGGTTTATTTTACGGTACTGTCGGGGTAGGCAATACTTCAACATCAGTCGTTTTTCCGTCATCGCCAACAGCAGGCGAGATTATACTTGAAAATGATTATTATAATGGTATGAGATCATATTTTAGCGCTCAAACACGCAGAATAACTGGTTTTGTCGCAGCTACTTATACGGCAACAATAAGTCCGGCATGGACAACAACGCCGACTGATAGTACCAGTACGGTTGAAGTATTGAGTTCATTGCCTGACAGAATGCACAAATTAATTCCTAATATCGGCGCACGACTTATCAAGGCGGGCAATGATGATGATACTTCGGAAATACGGTTATTAATCAGAGAGCAAATAGATGACATAATTAAACATATAAAACTACCGGCAGCGCAACAGCCGGAAACAATACGAAAAGTTGGTTATCGTTAAAAAAAGGAGTATAAAATGCCAGTTGAAACTTCAGAAGCAGTGCGTATATACATGGATAAACATAAAGAAGATGGGAATATTCCGGCACCCGGGAATACACTGAATCAGATAAAAACTTCAGTATCGTATGATTCTAAAGTCGGTGATAGTCACACGGCAAATGCTGATAAAGCACAACGCGAGACAGTGAAACTTCCGGGAACATTCTGGGATCATCAGGGAACGACCTGTTATAATCCTTTGAGAACCGATCCTCGCGTAGAAGCTATATTGGGTGAAAGAAAATATAAAGAGCAAATCTCAAAGGATTCACCGGACGACATGAAATTAAAGATAGAGCAGCTTGCTCAACAGGTAGCAACACTTACAGCTTTATTAGGTCAAAAAGTAAAAGAACCAGAAGAGCCGGAAGTAATTACCGAACCTGCAAAACCTGATTACGAAAATATGAAATATTATGATTTACTGACAGTGGTGCAGTCGATGTATCCTGAATTAAGAGGTAAACCGAAAAAAGATAATCTTCTTGAAATGATACGCCAGAAAGAAGAAAAATAATGAGCATCCCTTTACGATCGCACAACATACCACGTCCGCTATACGGCATGAATGCCAGTAATGATGTGCTTTCATTGAACCGTTATGAGTTTTCGATTATAAAAAACTGTCATCTGTCGGAAGATGGCATACCGTATTCACGGCTGGGTAGCCGTGCGCTTAATCTTACCGCTCTCGACGGTGCTGTAACCGGTATTTACGATTATCGCAGACCGTCAGGCACAGGCACGACACAGATACTAATAGTCAAAGCAGGTACGCTTTTATATAAAATAAATGTAGATACCGGTGTACCGACCGAATTAGTCGATACGAATGTAACAACACGTCCTACATTTTGTTCGTTTCAGGATGAGAACGGAATTTCATTTATGTTCATGGCTGATGGCACTAATTTTTATAAATATGACGGTACGACTATTGATGCGGTTTCCGCAGGTGAATACCCGTGGACAGATTGTCAGCCTAAATATATTATGGTTTATGATGACCGTATGCTTGCCGCGGGTTGTGACAGCGATCCGTATAAAATTTATATTTCAGCTATACAAGATGGCACTGATTGGCTGCCCGGCGCTGGAGATGTGGCTGTCAACTGGACAATCAAATCACCTAAAGGCGACCGTGTTATGGGGCTTGGCACCGTTTACAATTATGGTGTTATATTCCAGCAGTTTTCAACGAATATTATAACAGAAGCCGATCCTGACAGTTCGAGCAGCGCACAAATAACAGTCAGTAATGAATACGGCACATCGTCTCACTGGTCGATACGTACTGTCGGTAATATACTTTATTTTTCTGATGAATCACATATTTATAAAGGAGTTTTAAGAGCTGCTATCGATAATGGACTTGAAGTTACTCCTATTGATAAAAATATAGTAAACCGGTATCGCGACCATCAAGGAGCAGCCGATAATGTCACGGTATACGATGCTGAACATAATGAACTTCAGTTTGCTATACGCACACCTACACAAGGTGGTAATGGCGAGACGTTAGTTTATAATATTTTACGGTCAGGATCAAAAGGCGAACTCGGCATGTATGACGTATGGTCTGGTTGGTTAGAGGGTGAAGTTTATGAACCGTTGACGCTTGCTGAAGTATTACATACAACAACTAAATATGAACTCGACGGTACACCTTATACAGCGCAGGAAATGAAAATATACAGAGGTGATTCCAATGGTTATGTGTACGTCATGGAAGAGCCACTTCAATATAAAGATGAATCGGTGTCAGCAGGCGTGGCTGCCGATAATGATATTGAATTTACACTTTTAACTGGGCCGCAATATCCTGGTGGTTTCGGTTTGACAAAACGTGCTCGTGATTTATCACTTATGCTGTTTCAAAAAGAAGATGATTCTATCGATATAAAATGGATAACAGACGGTAGAATACTCAGCCGAAATATAGGATATTATGGCAATATTATACCTTTCTGGAATGATGATATAGGCAGCGCCGAACGTCAGACATGGGGTAATACATTGTGGGGAGCAAGATATGCTTTGCCAAAAGCTATTTGTATAAACAGTCCTTTTAATTACATACAGTTCAAAATAAACTGTGAAGGAGCTAACGATACTGACGGCATAGCTTTTTCAGGTGGTGAACTTTTTTATCAAATGCACAGAGTAAGGAGAGTAATATAATGGCAGCTTCGTCAATGGCGATAGATTTAAGTCTTGTGCCAAGTTTAAGAGAAGGTACAGCATTCGATTATACTGTTCAAAACACCATGAAGAACGAAATAGTAGGTAAATATAATGCTTCTATGAATTTATCAACAGGCCATAACCATGACAGCGTTACTTCGCGGTCATTATCAGGCGGTAATTACACTATGGCAGACATAGAAGCGCAAATGATTATGGGGGTTTTCAGATAAATGTCTTTTTTAATAGATACTGATCTAACGACTGATTTTGATACTTATACTATGTGGAGTTCGACAAAACATAATACTATAAACACTGAAATAGTAACGAAAATCAATTCAGCGTTGGATACGGAAGAAGGACATCAACACAGCGGTGAAGATAGTCCTGCAATAGATTATGGTGATTATACTTATGATGAATTTTTATCACTTCTTGTGGCGGGAGTATACCATTAATGGCGGTAACGAGAGTAGTAAAAGAACGTCTTGGCAAAGCACTTATAACCGGCACAGCAACCGGCTCGGCTACGACAGTGGCAACTAATATTACTGGTGAGGATATGACAATAACCAGTATTATGGCTTATAATCAACATACGTCAGCCGTTGATTTATATCTCTGTCAGGTTGATGATGCTACCGCAGAAGTAGGCACTGACACGGCTAATGACATATTTTATTACCGCAGTCTTGCCGCTAAAGAATCATTATTTCTTGGACCGGAAGATATAAAGATACAAATGAACGATACGAACGATACTTTACAAGCATGGGCAAGTGTAGCAAGTAAAGTAAATGTATGGGCTTATGGCATACATGAACCTAATCAGGTGTAATTATGAGTGATATGGACAGAAAACAAACGGAGACTTCTGAAGCTGTTATAACAACGCTTATAGCAGCAGTCAAGACAGATACTGCGGATGTTAGAACAGATGTTACAGCCATTCATGATACTGATTTACCAGCGGTTAAGACCGATACGGCTGATATTAGAACAGATGTTACAGCAATTCATGATACTGATCTTCCGGCTGTAAAAACTGATACTGAAACCATAATTGCTAATATATTGTCAGCAGAAGAAAAATCCTTGTTGGGTATAGGTGTATTCCCTGGATTTAATGATTATTTTGATACGGTTGCCAACGATGCTGACCCCAATACTATAAATTGGTCAGTCATTGAAAACACAGGCACAGTGAATGTAGAGAATGATACGGCAGCACTGCCCGGATATTTAATATGTAATTCCGGTGGTGCAACAGGTAATGATGGTCTTGCTCATACAAAAGATAAAAGGGTATTTTCATTGAAGAATGGGGTGACTACGATTCATCTGAAGAGTTATTTAATAATGAATTGGGCGGGGCAAACTGGATATGAATGCGGAATAGGATTTATGGAAAACGAACAATTAATATCTCAAGTGATTGACTTAATTGCGACCGCTTATGAAGTTGCGGCTATAGTATCTCTTACAGGTAATCCTAACGCATATAGTTCAGATGGGACTACAACGGAACTTACTGATTTATCATCTTATATAAGCGATAATACGGGATTTCTTTTAGAGATTGTTATATCAGCATCTGATGTGAAATTTTACGTTAATGGAACACTTCGGGCAACGCATACTACCAATGTGCCCAGCAGCGTCTGGCAGGTTTGTATCGGGGCTACTTGCTGTAACAATATAGCAAGCATAACCAAATCTGAATATATAAAAGTTTGGGGAGAATAATTGTGAACAAGAAAATTCAAAAGCAAATAAAATAGTTTTTCTTGAATCATAAGTAGGGAGTCATTATGTTTGAAGATATTCAAGGCTGGCATGTAACTATTCTTGTTATTATATTCGGTTTTATCATTAATATTATGGTCAATCGAGTTAGTTTTAAAAAAGATATTGATCGCAATATTGATAGACTTGATGATTATAGTAAGCGTATAAAAGAAAATACTAATAATATTGGAGTTCAGGTTTCTGATATCTTATGTAATGAGAGACGGACTGAATTGAAGACTCATGTAGAAGATATAAAAAAGACAGCACAAATATTAACAGGTGAATTTAAAAAAGTATCTGATACCTGCATAAGGCTTGAAAGTAAAGTTGATTTGGCTATAAATGGGAAAAAGAAATAATGGTATTCTCAAAATGGCTACACTTATTTATAAGAAAAAAGGAAAATACTGAATTGACTATTAATGATAAACTACTTGATATGATTATGAGAAATGAAGGATTAAGATTATTCCCATATAGATGTACGGAGGGAAAACTCACTATCGGATATGGTCATAATCTTGATAGCAAAGGCATATCTGAGAATATGGCTCTTCAAATGTTGAAGGATGATATAGGAGATGCGATAAAGGATTTGTATATTGTATTCGATGAATTTTATAAATTTACGTCAAATCGTCAATGCGCACTTATTGATATGATGTTTAACATCGGTCTTCCGGCTTTTAAGAAATTCAAGAAGATGATACAGGCTATAAATGAAGGCGATTGGGAACAAGCGGCATTACAGGCAGAGAAAAGTAAATGGTATGGGCAGGTAGGAGATCGTTCTGAAAGAATAGTAAAACTTATGAGAGGCACGAATGAACTACTATAATAAGGAGAACATAAAATGGCAGTAATACGTACAGGTGAGCGTAAAGAAGAATTTCTCTGTTTGTCGGGTGATGTGAAACCAACTACCGGAGTATCTGTCGGTACTATGATAACCGAAATTGATACAGGCGCTCGGTATATCTGGTATAACGGGACGTGGGAAGAAGACTTAACATTAATATATGCAATGCACACAGCATTACAATAACAACCAAAAGGAGAAACAAATGTTTACATTAAGAAACATTTCTACAGGATCGAATGTGCCCGCTGAAGGCGATCAGTTTAAACAGTTAATAGCATTATCTCAGGGTGGTAAGTATCAAAGGGCTGCCGAAGAAGGTAGATTATTTTCTGTGGCTAATCAGGCGGCTGTCGCCGTAACGGCAAATCTTGCTACAACCTGGACTGGTCTCGGCGTGTGTAATCCTGCCGGTAGCGGTAAGAACTTTATCATGCACGAGTTTGGTTGGTCTACGGATGTAGTTAATCCAGCCGAAGGCGTTGTTGGATTAATGACTGCGGATGATACCGGAATGGTGGCCGCTCTTACTGCCAGATGCTGTTTTTACGGTGCAGGCACATCAGTCGCTTATTGCGATGATGGCGCTACGATTGGCACTCCCGTATTGGAACGAGTTTGTGGTTCTACTATGGAGGGAGCTATAAGCACTCAGGTACAGGTTGGCCCTGCTATTATTGATTTAAAGGGAAGTATAATTCTTCCTCCTGATCGTTCTGTCCTAACTTATCACAGTATTGGCGGAACGGCATCTTTAATTTTCCATTTTGTTTGGGAAGAAGTTCCTGAATAATTGATATTAAAATAAAGGGGTATGGTTATCCATGCCCCTTATAAAAGGTATAAAATATGGCTACGCAATTTTCACAATTTAGTTCTTGGGCTTCAAAGTATAAGCCAGATATGCCTTATGGAGATTATCAGTCATGGTTAGAAGGA